TTAATCAGTTCGTATCAAGTATGAATGCATGGCTACCAGTTGGCACATGGCAGTCTTTAGACCATGGAACTGTTACAAAACCAGTAGTTTTTGCTGTTGATAGAACACCAGGCTGGGACCATGCCTCCGTAGTTGCTGCGGGTGTAGAAGAAGATGGCATGATATCCACAGAGTTAGTAGCATCACTAAACAATACCAACATAGACCAACTGGCCAGATTGTGTATGGATTTGGCAAACAAATATCAAGCAATATTCCTTATGGATTCTTATGTCCTCTCTGACCTTGTAACAATATTAAAACAACGAGGTTTAAGGGTAATGGCAGCATCCAATAAGGATTTAGTTTCTGCTTCAAATAACTCATACCGTAAAATTATGAAGCGGGAAATCAAACACCCAAAGGACGAGATTGTGACGGTACAAATCCAGTCTGCAGTAAGAAAGAATGTCCATGACTCATGGAAGATATCCAGAAGAGATACTTCTATAGACATAGACGCAGCAATAGCAACAGTATTAGCAATATGGTACTGCGACTCCAAGGAAGAGTACCAGCCCTTTATTGTAAATACCAAGATGATACAATCTAAGGATGGTGAATAAAATATGGGCATAGTTAGAGACTTCTTCTTTCCAGACTTGCAAACTACCATTGAAGAGGTAGTTGATACAGCAGTGAGTCGTTCTTCAATCCTACCTCCATCAAGAGAGACAAATTCAGTGTCTCCTGTGCAGGCTTTGAAGTTAGTTCCAGTTTCAAGATGCTTATCAGTATTAGAAAATTCAATGATTCAGATTCCAGTAGAAGTGTACAGAGGAATTGAACAGATTGATACACCTTCATGGCTGATTACTCCAGATGTTGAAAGTAATATTAGCCAAGCAGAGTTTGTTAGAGATACTGTCGTTTCTTTGGCGGTACATGGAAATGCATTCTGGTACATCACTCGTGGTAACAGAGGAATAACAAATCTTGCAGTACTTCCATATGAAGATGTTGCAGTACATGAAGATAGATTTGGTAATGTTACATACTACATGGGACAAAAGAAAATTGCTCCAGATAGAATTAAGCATTTGAAGTTTTGGCATTTGCCAGGACAATACATGGGTGAAGGCCCACTACAAAGACACAAAGATACATTAAAAGCAGCGTGGGATTTAAATAACTACTTTGCGAATTGGTTTGACAACTCAGCAATACCAACAGGTATATTAAATACAGAATCACACATTAATCAAGAACAAGCACAGACACTTCTTGAAGCATTCCTTGAATCACAGAGAACTCGCACACCTGCTGTCATGGGTTATGGAATGAAATATGAAGGTTTAACTCTTGACCCAGAAGCAGCACAGTTCCTTGAGAACCAGAAGTTCATGGCAAGACAGATTGCATTGATGTTTGGTATTCCATCACAGTATCTAAGCCTATCAATTGAGTCAAGTGGCTTGGCTTACACAAATACAAATCTTGATAGAACAAAACTATATGAAGATGGATTACAACAATACATTACAAGAATTGAACAAGCATTATCTGACCTTCTTCCAAGAGGACAATATGCTAAGTTTAATCTAACAAGTTTCCTCCGCCCAGACAACAAGACAAGATATGAATCATATGCTATTGCAATCAATAGCGGAATCATGACTGTCAATGAAGCCAGGGAGTTGGAAGGAATGCCACCTTTGGCTGAACCAGAACAACCAACACAACCAGAGGAACCAGTGGCACAACCAGAAGAAGGAGAAGATTCAGATGACTCTACAGACGAGACAGTTTGAAATTCGCTCTACTGATATTGAGTTGCGTGAGGTCAGTGGCATTGCTGTTCCATACAACGATACAATTGATATTGGTGGAGGACTAAAAGAACGCTTTGAACAAGGAGCGTTTGACCTTGATGCTGATGTGAAACTCTTTAGAGACCACAACGACATTATTGGCAAAGTTACAGAGTTGAAAGAAGAAAAGGACGGATTACATATTCGTGCAAAGATTTCTGAAACACAACTTGGTAACGAAACATTAGAATTGGTAAAGGATGGAGCAATCCGTTCCTTTTCAATAGGGTTCATTCCCCTCAAGGATGAGAAGCAGGATAGAACTATAATTCGCAAAAAGGTAGACCTTAAAGAGGTTTCACTTGTAGCGTTTCCTGCATATGACAAGGCAGCAGTTCTTGCTGTCAGAGATAACAAGGAGGAAACTTCCATTATGGAAATCCAAAACACAAATGAAACCTCCGCAGACATTGCAGAGGTTCGCACAGCAATTGAGGAGATTGACCGCAAGGTTGCTCTACTCTCAGCGGAAAAGGAAACTGCTTCTACACCAGTAGTAAGTTTCCGTTCTTACGGCGAATATGTAAAGTCAGTGGCATCACAAGACGATGAAGGTCTAAAACTACATCGTGATTTCACTGGTTCAGTTCTTGATGATTCAATCCTTAAGAATGCTTGGGTATCAGACACAGTTCGTATCTTGAACCAGGGTCGCCCAACATATTCAGTTCTTTCAACAGGTTCACTACCAGCAGATGGTATGACACTTGAATACCCAGTGCTTTCTACAGACACATCAGATGTAGATGAGCAGGTTGCAGAAGCAGATACACTTGCATTTGGTAAGATTACTCTTACTTCAGCAACAGCACCAATCAAGACAATTGGTGGATACACAGAAATGTCACGCCAGGTTATTGAGCGTTCTTCTGTAGCATATGTAGACACAGCATTCCGTGCAATGGTCGCAGCATACGCAAAGAAGACAAACAACATGGCAAAGGCTGCTCTCGTAGCAAACGCAGGAAACTTCAACACAGCATCAGTTGCATCATGGGCTGCAGACGCAGTTATTGAAGCACTTGCAGATTCAGCAATGAAGGTAAACGAAGACACAGGTCTTCCAATCCAGTTCATTCTTGCATCTTCAGATGTATTCAAGTCTCTTGCTAAGATTGTTGACGCAGCAGACCGTCCACTCCTCGCAAATACAGGAGCAACAGTTAACACATTTGGAGCAATCAATCCAGTTGGACTAACAGGTTCAATCTTTGGTCTTCCAATTGTCGTTGACCCATCACTTGCAGCAGGTTCTATGTATGTTGGAAACGCAGCAGCATTGACAACCTACGAATCAGCAGGTGCTCCATTCCGTCTAAACGACGAAGAGATTACTAACCTAACTAACAAGTTCTCTGTTTATGGCTATGTAGCAATTTCTGCTCCAGACACCAAGGCACTTGTTACAGTTGCTAATCCAAACGACTAATAGGAGACTATGATGGATGTTACAACTCTGAGAAACTATATAGGAGCAAGCACTGAAGATGATGCTTTCATTGAAGAATGCTTGAAGTCTGCAGTGCTACTCGTTAACGAATATTGTGGTGCCTCAAACATCCCAACATCTGTTAAAGAGCGTTGCTATCTTGAAGTAGGCTCAGAGTTGTATCATCGTCGTTCTGCTCCACTTGGAATTGCACAGTATGCAACCTTTGATGCTGCTCCTGCACGAATTGCAAGAGACCCATTGGTTGGTGTGTATCCAATTCTTGACCGCTATATTGTGAGGTTTGCATAATGTTGCAACAGATTAGAGACGACTTGAAGGAAGTTCTCACAGGTATAACTCCACAGTTATATACCTATGAACCAGAGCGACCTGTTCCAAGTTGCATCATAATCACAGCAGCAACATCATTCCTTAGAATAAACGAAGGTGACTTTGGACCAAGTTACACAAGTAACTGGAGAATTCAGCCCATTGTCAAAGTAGCGGTAAATCAAATAGAAACATCTAATCTTGACGAAACAATAATGGAAATCGTCCAGGCTGTTTGGCAAGTAGAAGGTGTGGCTACAGTTGAAGTAGACAAGCCATTTATTGTAGAACTTAACGGTGCAAACTATTTAAGTACCTACATTAATGTACAAATGTATTCACAAGGAGGAATATAACATGGCACGATTAAAGGGAAAGACCATCATATTTGAAATTGATGGCACAGAATACCAGGGTGCTGTAAATAATGTAACCTTCACTTCTGAAGTAGGAGAACTTGGCTTCGGCGCATACGAAGATAGCCTTGATTTCCGTTGCCAGGTAGTAGGTTATCAGGACTATGCAGCAAACTCATTGTGGCGTAAGTTGTGGGACAATCCAGGTGCGACAGTAAATCTAACATTTGCTCCACATGGAAACTCAACAGCAACAAGCACACAACCACACTTCACAGCATCAGGATACGCAGAGACTCTGCCTACTCTTGGTGGTGCTGCTGGAGAATACTTTACCTTTGACTTGAGCATTGTCCTAAACGGCAAGCCAGCAACGGTAACAGCGTAATTTGAGGTAGTGGCAATGGCTGCATTTACAGTAAGCGTAAAGGGACTAAGAGAAGTTACTCGTAGTTTTAAACAATACGAAGGTGCTGTTGATGATTTAAAAGAAGCCAATGCTGCAATCAGTAGCAAAGTAGCACAAAGTGCTGTTGCCACTACTCCCAAATTAACTGGTCAACTTGCTTCTACAGTTAGAGGCAATAGAGCAGTACAAAGAGTTCAATTAAAAGCAGGTGGTGCAAGAACACCATATGCAGGAATAATTGAATATGGCTGGCCAGCAAGGAATATAGAAGCACAACCATTCTTACGCAGGGCAGCATGGACAAACAGAGATTACATCGTACAGCAGTACAGTGCTAATCTTGAACAAATTAAAAGACGATACATCGCCAATTAGGAGGCATACCATGGATATAACACAATTAAAGATGAAAGATTTAGCAGAAGTAGAAAGACTATCTGGCTTGACAATGGCTGAATGGGACAATCCAACTGCAAAACTTACAATGGCAATTTCATTTGTCTTGGGTAAAAAGAAAGACCCATCATTGACTTGGGAACGAGTTGAGGACATGACAATTGATGAGATGACTTCTCTTGCTGAGGGTACAAC